TTAAAATTAACCAGTGTACCGTTATCTTGTATACGTCTAGTGTGTCTTGGTACTTTACTTTTAACTTCTTTAGTTGCTTCGCCTACAGTACCACTTGCTTCAAACTTACTGTTAAGCATTGCTTCTTGTATTCCTTTACAACTTAGTCCACCGGAAACACTAACCATGTCGCCTAGTTTTTCCATTGCTACACCGAGTTTTTCTTCTGCTTTTGTCATAGCATCTGCAATAGCATCACCTGGTGACTTTAGTTCTGTTATAGGATCGCCAAAATCATCATATGTAGGATGTCCGTCTGCGTCCATTACAGGTACGGGAATTTGTATTCCAGTTCCAGCAGATGCGTTTACTTTAGTTGCTTTACCTTCGACTGCACTCATATAATCTATAAACGCTTGATTAAGTTTTGCTTCCATCTCAGTTTTACCAGCAGCAGCTAATTTAGTCTTTAGCCCGTTTACTACTTCTATTTTGCTAGCCGCAGTACCAGCTGATTCTTTGATAGTGCTAATTGCTTCTGTTAACTGTCCTGCTGCGTCTTGTGTCTTAGTAAGCATCTCTGCTGTTTTTACTTCTGTTTCTGCGGCTACAATTGCAGTTTTAATGTCAGGTGTAATAGCACCAATGGTGCCCATTATGTTACAGGAGTCACCACCTAGTTTAAGTGTTTTATTTGCACTTGCAGTTAATTTTGTTAAGTTAGTTGCGACGTCGCCATCTAAATCTATGTTGAATGATTTTCCACCAAATGATATAGGCATTGTTATTCTCCTCCTCTACTCCAAGGTTCGTGTTCTGGTACAACATTTGCAATACTGCTTAGTACATCTCTGTTGTTATTAGCAGTTAATAGATCATTAGGCTGCGGAGTTGATGCAACTGTAGCTTCTGGACCGTTGTGGTGTATGTCACTGTCAATTGCAGTAAACTTTTGATCTTCAGCAGTTCTAACGTGTAAGGGTCCTTCGCTTTGCACATATGTACCTTTTTCACTATATAGGTCTATTGTTCCATCAGCTGCTTGCATTTTAATTGCTGCTTCTCTTGCAGTAACGTTTACATTTTTATTGGCTTCCATATTAATATTTCCGCCTGCATGTACGTTAAAACTTCCTTCGCAATGTATACTAAAGTTTCCTTTACTGTAAGCATTTGTGTTACCAGTGTTATCCATTTCAATCCAGGCGTTACCACTTGCACTTGCAACGTATATAATACCTGCTTTATCGTCCATCAACAATTGATGCCCTGTACTTGTACGCATTCTAATTAAATTATTATCACCCTCAACATCACCGTCATCCATAACAAACATATGTCCCGGCAAGCGTTTCTTAACTAGTAAATCATCAGCAGTAGCGTTACCACTTTTCATACGAGATTTTAATGGTGCATTAGTAGCTGGATCAGTATCAACACTTCTACCCGGCGTACTAATTCCGTATACTGCACTATTGTTTTCACGTTGACTACTGCTAAAACTTTGTCCTCTTACTGAATCACCGAGCAGTCCCTGTTGTTTAAATATTTTTAATAGAGGAATATTTACAGGTCTTTTTATTATACCCACTGTACTTCTGTTTGGATCTTTAAATTTAATATTACGCTCTATAACAGGAAGAATATCTTTTCCTGATACTGCCGCTGGCAATATATCTGATACCTCTGCACTTTCAAGCCAGTGTTTACTACTAGCCAGTCCTGGTGTCATATGATTTGTCATATCATCAATGATACATCCAATTACTACACCTTTATCTTTAAGACCTTCGAGGAAAGTTACAACAACTCTTACACCAGGATCAGGAGGGCTCATCCACATTCCATAAGAGTACGTTCCGTCATCTTGGTTCTTGCTTGTTAAACTTTTATCAGTTTTTCCGTAATAGGGCGTTGCCCATTGTACCGGCATCCAACTGTTTACTGAGTTTTCAGGGCCGCCAAATGCTGGAATATATACTTCAACTCTTCCACTTCGTATCGTGTCACTGTTGTTTTTAATTATACCTTCGTACGGACCCGGGTCTACAATTTCACGTTTTTTCTTTACATCTAGATCCGGATCAATTCCATAAAGATATCTCTGTCCTGTACTCATGTTAATATTTTCCTAGCACTCTTTAATATTGCTCCGCCGGCAGTCTTGGCCATTGATGCTGGAGGCTCCCAAGCTGCTTCTGTTCCTGAGATTGCTTGAATTTCACCTATTTCAGGGACAAAACCGGGTGGAAAGGCTTTTCCTAAGCTACCGGCTTTTGCAATTGCACTTTGCACTGCATTAGATCCTGTTATAGTTTTGTCGAGATCATTAGCCGACGGTATGCTATATTTCTTCAGTGCCATTATTGGATCAGCTTGTTTCTGCTCTAGTTTACTAACTTTTTTATTAATGATTTTTCGAAGATCAGTACTTTTCGTTGCTTCGCTTGCCTCAACAAAATCAGTTATTTGTTTACCACGTTCTCTAATAGCTTTTATCGATTGTGTAAATTTTCCACCAGCGAATTTACTAGTGACTTCTACAGCTTTATATATACCGTTCATTGTTGGAGCCGTAACTTCTGCTAACCCGTCTTCATCGTGACCAAAACCAGAATACAATCCAGTTTCAGTATTAATGTCTACTGGATTTTTAAACGAAAGAGATAAATGCCATTCTCTGTCTGGATTTAATGATCTGTCTGCTTCAAAATATAATCCTGCCTCAGAAGTCATTAATGCTACTGTTCTCATATCATGTTGATGTATAAACGCCGGATCACCTATAATTTCTAAACTAATTTCCATTAAGTCTGCACCTGTTTTAAATACATCTTGCATAAAATTATCAACAATCATTGCACGAGGATTACTTCTTGGATCACTAATTCCTTTTGAACTTCCTGTTTCAATACTTGATTGTCTAGCATACGGAGCAATTACACTCAATGCATTGGCATCTGTTAGAGCAAGGTTGCCTGAGTAAAAATCACTAGGTTGAAAGAAGGCTTTATCAGTTGTCGAGGTCTTTGCCTTCTCTGCGATCTGATATAGATTCTTTTGATAGTATGCACTATTAAACTGAATATCAAAATTTAAGATATCGTTGTTTTGTCCTGTGTAGAGATAATTATAGTCCTTAACAACTTCCTGAACAGGTGCTTGTCCAAAATTTTCATAATCTTTTCCATACATATTATACTTCTTAATAACAAATGTTATTTCTCTTGCAAAGACATTGCGTTTGGTATCCCATTTTTCAAGCAGTTTAACCACTGGAACAATTCTATAAAAGTTAATAGGTGTTGACTCATTGTCTTCGTATTTACTGAATTGCTTGTTTGGTACTTTTTGTAGATTGTCAGCTTTTACTTGATTTGTTAAATAGCTACATGTTTTTATGATACTATGCAGTACTTGAAGAATATTTGTTCCTGCACGAATTGAAAAGTGTTGTGTAGTTTCATTGTATTCAAAGTTCTGTTGGAATTGTCCCAATGCTTTTTTTCTTGGATCATTTTCATTTTTAATTTTTCTTATTTCAACTACATCTTGCATAATAATCATTGCACTGCTAATATCAGGATGTGCCTTAAAGTTGTATACATCTGCGTGTTGTTTAGTTCCTTGCTTAACATGTTCTGCTTCAATTAGATTAAAATAACCAGCAAGTCCACCGTTTACAATATCAATTTTTTGTGTTATTACTGGCAATGCTTTACTTGCAAAATCGCTCAAATCTTTTTGTTCTCCAGGAACTGAAAAAGTTGAAACAGTTTGAATACTGTTATGCAAGAAGCTTCCAACGGTTCCAGCATCAATTCTTATATCGGTTTTAATTGTTGCTTTGGTATTTTCTAATCCCATATCGTGATACGGAACCGCAGTAACTTGGTAAGTTGTACCTGCCTCAGTTGCACCAAATGTAAACTTAGTAATTTTTATTGGTATATATCTTGTAGTCTCTGGACTACCGGATTCTATTATGACACCGTTGCTGTCAAACCCTTTAAAACTCATCTTTAGTAAATACGGCTGGTCAGTGTAGTTAAATCCACCTGCGTCTCTACATGCCATAACAAGACCATTAAGCAACGTCATGCCGTATGGTTCTGTAATTGTAAACTCGATTGCGGTGTTTGTACTTCCTCCGTTCCCGGCGGCAGGAGCAATTTTAGAGTCAATATCTATGTTGTCAATAAAGTAATCTAATTTAAAATATTTGTTTCGATTCTTCTGATTGCCACCACCTGACTTAATTAGCAGTCGACCTGGTTGATCTTCAATTTTCCATTTTTCATCTTCAATAAATGAATTATAATCATTAACACTTAATATAAAAAGTTCCGCATGGTATGTGTACGTTGCGTATTGATGCAGAGCATTTTCTTTAATAATTGCCGCTGTCTTTGTAGTATTCTTTGTTAGAGTTCGAACCACAGGCGGGCCTATGTCGCCAAATGCAGTCATGTCAGTAAATTCTAAAGTTGTCTTATCAAGATTCTTGGCACCGTCATCACTATCGGCTTTCTTTAGCTCTGTAACAGGTGGTGTAGTTGTTTCGTACCCGTCTCCTATATCATCATCACCATTTTGTACACCAGCACTTTTTCCACCTGGTCCACCGGTAAGTTTGTTCATAACCTCCATTGCTTTAGCTGCATCTTTATTAAATGCTGCCTTCTGGTTTGCTGGAACCATTTTTCCTAAACCAGTGAGTACGTTTCCGAAAGCCATGCTATATTCCTAAATCGTTGAACAATTGTCCTTGCTCGGGCAAGAATATACTAACGCCTCTTCTCATATCCCATATAGGATCCTGAATTGTATTTGGATTACGTTGTGCAAAAACCCACCATAGTTTTGGGTTGTCATATAAATCATTGGCTAATAAATCCGGACGATATTCATATGTGCTATTAATAGTTAAAATTTGATCACCGGCACTAGCACTAAATGGCCTCGGTGTTAGTACATCTAAAACATTACCATTAGTTATAGGTGTGGTTAGGTACGGACTGCTCTTTGAATATGCCATTAAATAAATCCTCTGCTACTGCCACGCCCACTTGCTAGTTCATCAAGACCAAATGTACGCAATTCTGATCTGCTGTAAACTGGTGTTAAGCCGACGCTTATTTCCGAAGCTCTAGGAACACGAGTAGTTCCTGATGACCCTGGTATTGTAAAGTAATCAATTTCGGCTGGTAATGTTAACGTAAAAGAATTAACTACACAAGGTATACTTGGTATCATATGTTCTCCGTGTCCACTTAACCTCATAATAGGAGGTGGATTACCAGCAAGGGCGCCATCTGCCTCTCCGAACATTTTTGTTATTGTTCTTAAGAATTGTATAACACCAAGAACATACATTGCATCTGGCCCTGATTCAACAGTGAACGAACCAAATACTGTAATGTCTTGCACGGCACTATTATTGTAAAAATTAAAAGGATAATTACTATGTGTAGGGCTTGTTCGACTATAGTCAACAGTATGCTGAAAAGTAATGTTCGGAGTGTAAGGGAATATAATTCCGTTTGTTTCCGATAATGGTGCTATAAGAGCAGGTGGCATACCTGAATTGTATAAAATCTTACTCTTAAAAGGTAAACTAAGTCTTACTCTATGGTCTTGCATCTTGTTACCAACTACTGGATAACTAGCTGCCATATTCTTTGCATCAGCTGAACTATTTGCACCTTTACTAATACCAGCACCAAATAATCTGCCCATCGCTCCACCACCACCAAGTAACTTCTTTCCAAACGCCATTGCTGATGCTGGATCTTTAAAATCATCTGAAGTACCTAAGTACGGTGTTTGTGATGTATTTGAATTACCGCTTGATTTTGCTCCTGCACTCACTGCACCGCCCTTGGCGTTGTATTGGACATTGCCTTTACTGTCTAGGATTCTACCCATAATTAAAAATACCTGTCATAATTAAAAATACTTCTTGCTATATGTATTTATTGGTGTTATAATATACATATATAATTATAAGGAAACCCTTGAATGGCCACCAGAAACTATCTCAATAACAGAGACTTATTGAAAGAAATACACAAAAGTAAAACAAGTTACGGTTCGTACATTGATACAGAGGCAAAAGATGTTGATTGTATTGTACAAAGTGTAGCAAACATTGACAAAGCAGCGATCAAAGAAGCCCGAAAAGCAAGGGCAGACAGGATACAACGTGCTGCTTTCTTGTTAAATGAAAACAAAAAACTAAAAATGGCAGACTTTGCAGTCGATCCTGAAAGTTTTGAATTACATGAACTAGTATTCCGTGTAATGTCATTTGAACATATTCCACTAGAACCTGGACGCAAAAAAACTCCTAAGACAGTTGCCGATCATCATACTAAGTGTTTATTTCCGCCCTTCCAACATTATCGATACGACGAAGCAAATGAGTTACAACTTGTAGCAAAAAGTCATTGGGTAGGTGGTATGGAAAACGGTAACTTTAGTCAGAGTCACGGCAGGACAAGTAATAAACTAGCAAATATGTACATGAAGTTATGCGAACGTTATAGTCATCGATATAACTGGCGTGGGTATACATATGTTGACGAAATGCGTGGACAGGCACTTGTACAACTTGCACAAATTGGTTTACAGTTTGATGAAAGCAAAAGTCAAAATCCATTTGCATATTATACCGCGGCTATTACAAACAGCTTTACAAGAGTGTTAAACATTGAAAAACGTAACCAAAATATTAGAGACGATATCTTGGAAATGAATGACTTAACCCCTAGTTATACCAGACAACACAACAGTGAATGGGAAAACAAGATGGCAGAAGAACTTAAGACTGCTCCGCCGGCGGCAGAAAAGAAATAGGTTGACCTTTGTCAACAATACTAGTATAATAAAATATATTATAGAAACATATTAGGACTCTGAATGAGCAATCTTTTTAAAAAGGCAATTGTCTTTACGGATATTCACTTTGGAAATAAGAGTAATGCATATGCACACAATGAAGATTGTGTACAATTTGTAGAATGGGTTATTAAGTTAGGAAAAGAGCAAGGTTGCGAAACTTGCTTATTTCTTGGTGATTGGCACCATCATAGGGCTAGTATAAATGTTGCTACTCTAAACTATAGTATATCTGCAATGAATAGACTTAGTGAATCATTTGACCAAGTAATTTTCTTACCAGGTAACCACGATGAATACTATCGAGACAAACGTGACTTTAACAGTGTGGCGTGGGCCAAGCATTTACCGAATGTAAGACTGTTCAATGACATTACTGTTGAAGGTGATGTTGCTATTGTTCCGTGGCTCGTAGGCGATGAATGGAAGAAGATTAAAACTATTGAAGCAAAATATATGCTTGGACATTTTGAACTGCCTAGTTTCTATATGAACGCAATGATACAAATGCCTGACCACGGAGAATTAAAGAATAATCACTTTAAAGGCGTTGAACGAATGTTTACCGGACACTTCCACAAGAGACAGGAAGTAGGAAACATCAGTTACATTGGAAATGCATTTCCACATAACTATAGTGATGCATGGGACGACGATCGTGGTGCAATGATACTTGATTGGGGTAATCCACAAGTATATCATGTATGGCCAGATGCACCTAAGTATCGAGTATTAAAACTTAGTTCTTTACTTGATAATCCAGATAAACTATTACTTCCTAAGACATATGCTCGAATTAATTTAGATATTGATATCAGTTACGAAGAAGCAAACTTTATAAAAGAAACATTCTACGAACAATATGATGTAAGAGAACTTTCATTATTACCACAAAAGAATGTTGAAACTGACTTTGACACTCAAGTTGAAGTTAACTTTGAAAGTGTTGATAGTATTGTGTACAGTCAACTGGACGCAGTACAAAGCGACATATATGATAACAACCTTCTTATGGAAATTTACCGGAATCTTTAATGTTTAAAATAAACAATCTTACTGCAAAGAATTTTATGAGTGTGGGCAATAGTACCCAAGCCATTGACTTTAACCGAGACGATCTAACATTGGTATTAGGAGAAAACTTAGACACCGGCGGCGGAGATAACGGTTCAAGAAACGGTACAGGTAAAACAACTATTATTAATGCACTAAGTTATGCATTATACGGTATGGCATTAACAAACATTCGAAGAGATAATTTAGTTAACAAAACTAATGCAAAGAATATGTTAGTTACTTGTGAATTTGAGTTAGGTGGGTTAAGTTATCGTATTGAACGAGGACGCAAACCTAATGTACTAAAGTTTTATATTAACAACCACGAACAGGAAGTTAATGATAATGCACAAGGTGATAGTAGAGAAACACAAGCAGAAGTTGAACGATTGCTTGGAATGAAACATGATATGTTTAAACATATTGTTGCATTAAACACCTATACCGAACCATTCCTTAGCATGAGAGCAAATGACCAACGTGCTATTATCGAACAGTTACTTGGTATTACACTCCTTAGTGAAAAAGCTGATATACTAAAAGATCAGCTTAAAGTTAGCAAAGAACTATGCACAACAGAAGAATATAATATCAAGAGTCAAATTGATGCAAACGGTCGTATTTCTGAACAAGTTGATGCCCTTAAACGCAGGCAGACTTTGTGGAAAAACAAACACACGGTCGTATTTCTGAGCAAGTCGAGGCCCTTAAACGCAGGCAGACTTTGTGGAAAAACAAACACAACGAAGATGCTAAACAACTTGAAAAAGGTCTTGATGATCTAACCCACATTGATATTGAAGCAGAACTAGAAGCACATAGTAAACGCAAAGATTACAAAACCAAAAAAAGACAAATCAAAGATACAACTGATTTATTAGATAGAATAACTGCCGAGACAAAACGCAACAACAAAAGCATACAGAAGCTAGAAAAAGAAGTAGCACTACTTGAAGATCATAAATGTTATGCATGTGGACAAGAGATACACGATAATAAACAAGAAGACACAATCAAAAGTAAAAAAGAGTTACTAAAAGAATCAGTTGATGTTGTAGAAAATAATAGTGTCGAAGAAAACACACTAAGTATTGCACTAGAAGAACTAGGCGAACTAAGTGACGAGCCTACTGTGTTTTATGATTCAAGAAAACACACTAAGTATTGCACTAGAAGAACTAGGCGAACTAAGTGACGAGCCTACTGTGTTTTATGATTCACTAGATGATGCTTATAACCATAGAAGTAGTCTTGATAAATTAAAAGCAGAACTTGAAGGATTAAAATTACAAGTAGATCCTTATCAAGAACAAATAATAGAAATGCAAGAAACAGCTATTAAAGAAGTAGATTATACTACATTAAATGAAATGGTAAGAGTTAAAGAACACCAGGAGTTCTTGCAAAAACTATTAACTAGTAAAGATAGTTTTATTAGAAAACGTATTATTGATCAGAATTTATCATTCTTAAACAAGAGATTGGCTTACTATTTAGAACGTATTGGATTACCGCATACTGTAGTATTCTTAAACGATCTTACTGTAGAAATACAAGAGCTTGGTAGAGATTTAGATTTTGACAATCTTAGTCGAGGGGAACGTAACAGACTTATACTAAGTCTTAGTTGGGCATTCCGAGACGTTTGGGAAAACCTGTATCAACCTATTAATTTATTGTTTATTGATGAGTTAGTAGATAGTGGTATGGACTCAAGTGGAGTTGAAAACTCTCTTGCTATCCTAAAGAAAATCAGTAGAGAACGTAAAAAGAGTGTGTGGCTAGTGTCACACAAAGACGAACTTGCTGGTCGTGTAAACAACATACTCACAGTAATAAAAGAGAATGGGTTTACTAGTTATAATACAGACATTGAAGTCATATAGGAGAAAAACATGTCAAATCAAATTCACGAACAAATTGTAGCCGCATACGAATCATACTTAGCAGAGCATGCCTCGTGGGAAGACAAAGGCGTTAAAGCCGCAGCAGCCAGAGCCCGTAAGGCTTTAGGTGACATTGGTAAACTTACTAAATCACGTCGTGCTGAAATACAAGACAAGAAAAACAGCATGTAACATGACTGCACAAGTGAAAGTGTCCACCTATAGCAATTTCGCTTAGATATTGCAGGTGGACACCGTCGCTTCGAGTCAGAAGATAACTATCTTACTACTACCAACGATAAATTAGTAGTACCCTACAAATTAACGTAATTCCTAGTGTTCTGTGTAAATACGAATATAATACGGTTGACCTTTAACACTAAAGGAGTTACAATTAAGAGTAATAAAAATAAATGAGTTGGACATACGAAGGCAAATCAGTTGCAGAATTACCAAATGACTGTGAAGGATTTGTGTACTTAATAACCAACTTAACAAACGATAAAAAATATATTGGCAAGAAATTAGCCAAATTTAAGAAAACAAAACCGCCTCTTAAGGGCAAAAAGAATAAAAGACGAAGTAAAGTAGAAAGTGATTGGAGAGACTATTGGGGATCTTCAGATCATTTACAGGCAGATGTAGCAGAGCTAGGCACCAAGAACTTCACACGTGAAATACTGTACCTTTGTTCAAGTCGAGGCTTAATGAGCTATCTTGAAGCAAAAGAACAGTTTGAAAGAGAAGTTCTTTTAACAGACAACTATTATAATGGCATAATCAACGTTCGCGTAGGCAGTAGTAAAATTCTCCACGAAGGCATTCAACAATTTAAAGATAATCAACGGCTATAGTTACAGCACATAAGGTTAGCGGGCCAGTTTAAAATACCGCTGTGGAAAAGGTTTCCGTATAGGAACACACGCAACATATTGATCAACACTCCAGAGAGTGGAAGCCACCAAACAAATTGGGCTCACCGGTTGATATAGATTGATTTGCTGTCAATCACAAAACACAACATAGTTCGAGAAAACCCCTTAGCAATAGGAACGAAGCGGGGGAATATGAATATAGCTTAACTATATTCTAATGTCGACGTAGGTTGGGAAAGGTCAGAGCCCATCGAACTTGTGTATAATAATTACCTACTTCCAATGTTCTCGGCTGGATAATACTCGCATGAAGTTCAAAAGATGGAACCCTTAAACAGGTTCCGTCTGACTGAAACTATCTGCATGAAGACTTTAGTTATATAATCATTTACTACTAATTAAAAAAAGCAATGAGTTTGAAAAACGAAATTGCTGATGACTGTTAAGTCATCTTTTAGTGTGAGTTTAAAGTAATGGCATACCAGATTTCTCTGTTGCTTTAATATTGTCTGCGATAATATCGTTAACTATGACTTGTTCTTTTGGACTAAGCATAAATGCCTGATCCAGATTAATCCCACCTCGCATATACCAAACAGCTCTAAATAGATTTTTTCTTATTGATTCGGCTTCTGTGTCGTATTGTTTTAGCATCGACGCAATATCTTCGTTGCTAAGACTCAGAAGCCTTATGCGAAAAAATTTGAATTGTCAAATACTATAGGTGTTTTATACGATTCTTTACATTCTTCGTTTTCACAAGTCAGTTCAAACTCTTTAAAACTATTTTCGTCACGTTGCTTTTCAAGATGTTCTTGTACTGCACTGAATGTATCTCTACCTGTGTTTTGTATAAACTCTTTGATGTATGCAACATTTTCAACCACAGTACCGTCGGGTAATGTGATTTTACAAATTGTTTTACAAATTAAGTCAACTGTATGAGCAGTAAGTTTTAAAAATGCTTCACTGAATAACGTAGTCTTTTGCTCATCTGACGTATTTTCATCATTTACAATTCTCATAATTTTATTTTCTTCAAACTGTCTTAGATTTTCTACGTTCATTTCTTTATAACTTAATGGCTGATATTCAAATTTCAATCCGTTTATTTCGTTATGATTAACAAATGCCCATGTATTTGCTTGTTCAAGTAAGTTACCTAGATCAACTCCGTATTCCGTTTGTGTTCCACATTTTGGACAGGTAGTATTGATATCCATTTGATTGCCGTATGTTGCAATTCTAATAGCAATTAATAACACATCCATATCTAAACTTGGAATAGCCCATGGATCTTTAATTGCTGGTATGCAACTTTTGACCACTTCGGCAGTACTTGATCCGTTTAATAACGCATCAGGTGTTTTAAATAGTAATTCATCTTTGGCAGTCATTGGAAATACTCCAATTTCGTTAGTTGGTGGCATGTCGAGACTACCTTCTGCGTAGTATTTTCCTCTACTTGGTAGGGTAACATAAACTTCTGGCTTACGAAAGTATCCTAATAGTGGGTTTTGATTTTCTTGCATGTTTTGCTCCGATAAATAACATATAAGTACAAGTGTACTAATACTATTTATCTGGGTAGATTATGGCAGTAACAATTGAAACAGACAACGGACCTATTGAATTAAGCGGAGCTGCGACCGAAGCGACATTAAGCAGACTCGTTGATAAGATGGAAAAAGCTGGACTAGGCAACACAAAATTTGTCAAAGACACCGGTGAAAAATTTACTAAAGCTGGAAAAGGTGCTAAAGACCTTGTTGTAAATCTAAAAGGACTTGGTAAAGAGGTTGATGACTTTACCGATGAACTTGATGATGCTGGTAAAAGAGTAGGCGGTTTTAAAGCTGGATTAAAAGCACTTGTGACAGGTACAACTGGCGCTATTACATCAGTAATTAAATTTGGAGGACAAACTGCCGGAGTTGGTCTAAATCTTAAAAGCACTTGTGACAGGTACAACTGGCGCTATTACATCAGTAATTAAATTTGGAGGACAAACTGCCGGAGTTGGTCTAAATCTAAAACAAGCCGGTGATGCAATGCAACAAATGATGCCAAACTTATGGGGTCTTGGTGCAGCAGCTGGAGCCCTTGGTGGCGCATTTGTAGCACACACTGCTAATTTAATTGACACATTTGATGGATTAAGCTCAACTGGTGCAGCCTTTACAAGCAATTTATTTGAACTTGAAAAAGTAGCGGCTAATAGTTATTTGTCATTAGAACAAATGACAGGATTGTTAAGATCGAACAGTGAAGCACTAGCTGTATTTGGCGGTAATACTCGTTTAGGTGCTAAACGATTTGCAGAAATGAAT